ACATTGTCACGATAGGCATCTTGCGATTGGTGTCGTTCTCGTAGAGGGTCATCATGTTGTCAGGCACTCCAGCCGCTGCCGCTGGGATGTGAGGCATCGCTCCAGAAGGAGCAAACTCCCACGTTGGCTGGTCGATCTGTTGTACCAGCGCCGATGCAAACTCTGCGCTCTGTGCTAGCTCGCTGCGTCCCTCATCCCATCCGTTGACTGCTAGGTGTACCGCTTCATCAAATGTGTCGGTGCCAGTAAATGACTTGTCACTAGTCTTAGATGATCTCATGTCGTTGTCCTTTAGGACACCAGTGCGCATCTTGTCGATTACTTCGCCGTATGTAGATTCGACTGTCAATGTCTGTCCTTGCTTGCGTCTTGCCATGTTTAAACTCCTTAAGCTACTGCTTGGCTGTCGTTAAGTGCGATTCCAGCGTTGATTACTCGTGGATCAGTGTTGATCTTTTCAAGATCGGTTTCGCTGAATCCCTTGTTGAAGATGGTTTCATCTTTGATGTCATCCACGTTGTCACCAGCAGCGATCAGTATCGCTCCGTTAATGCTCGCTCTTGGGCTGACGATGTAGCGCATCTTGTGTTCCTCTGCTACGTGCCTCACTGCTTGAACAAAGTCTACCCATGCATCGTTGCCAGCTATGCTGCGCTCTAGCTCCTCATCGTATCCCATAGGGATGTTGACGTATCGGTCGAGCGTTGCACCGTCTAGCGGGTTACGTCCTACGTACTGCGCTGTTGCTCCATGTCCAAACGTGTTGCCTGTTGCTATGACTACGAAGTCTGGATGCTTCTTGACCATCTCCCCGTTGGGGAATGCTGCGATCTTGTTGGCTAGGATAGCGTTTAAACGAAGCAACGCATTAGCGTTGGAAGCGTCCATCTCATCGAACAGCACCATCCCGCCATTCTTGAATGCCTTGTAAAGCATCGATTCAACGTAGTTGCCTTGAGCGTTCATAAATCCCTCGAATTCGTGGGCCATGCCGATGGCACCGTAGGCATAGAAGGGAAGATCAAGCGCCTCGGCTATTTGCTCCGCAATCGTAGTCTTGCCGGATCCAGCAGGACCGGGGAGGTAAACGTTTAAACGTGCTGCAATCTTGATCAGTACCTTCTCGAACACGTAGTGTTTGGCTTCAGTGCCAAGGTTTTTGCTGTAGTCACCTATGGTGATGGTAAGCTCGGTCTTGACCGTCTTGCCTACCTGTTCTCGAATCTCTTCGAGCTGGGGCTGGATCTTCTTGGTCATCGTCTCTTCGAGCTGTACTACAGCGGCTGCCATGCTTGACTCATCAACCACAGGTTGACCAGCATCGGGACCGCTCAACCATAGGTTGATCATCTCTTGCTCAGTCATCGTGCCTTTGCCGTAGCGTACTGCTAGCAGTTTAAGCGCTGATGATTGGATGGCGTTGGGAGCGTCACCAAGCTGGATTAACTCCAGCGCATCGGTGATTTTCATTAGTGAATGGGGTGGAATTTTGTTAGAATGATCGAACATGAAATGTTCTCCTTGTTGCGATTTGTTTAAACGTTACTCAGTGACCAGCGTAGCTGATGAACACACTGGGCAGGGTGAATTGCTGTGTATCAAAGATACCCATTTAGCAGAAGCTCTTGCGGTAAAACCGCAATCAGTGCAAGAGATCTTAAGCATTCGGGTGCCTTGTTTCTTTCGCATCTGGGGGTCAACCTTCGAGTGTGGATACTCTCCGAGTATTTCGGCAATCTCTCGAATCTTAGCGATAAGCTCCTCAGTAGCATTGTATTTGCCTTCGGCACTCATCAAAGCCGTCAGCGGGGTGGTTAAACCCATTGCCTTGGCAACCACTGCGAAACGCCCCTTGTGTCCCTCATGGTTACCCACTAGGACATGAACCATCTCGTGCAGCAGCACCAGCAGTACCTCGATCACATCATCCATGATGGGGTTGATGAACATCTCAGCGGTGCCGTTAGACGATGTGGCGGGGTCAAAAGCTTGACCAAGGGTCACCTTGCCAGTACGTGATCCTCTGTATCCAATAGGGAAGCCACAAGATACTGCGTATCTCTTCGACTCCCATTCAGCCGGTTGGACTCCAGCAAGTGTGAACAGCTCATTAATGAGCAAGATGATGGCAGCGTTTAACCACTGCTCTCGGTCGTTGTATATCTTATCCATAGGATAACTCCTTGTTGCGAAACTCTAGTTTAAACGGTTGTCACTTGTAAAACAAGCAAGATCTAATCTCGTAGTGGCCTACCGTTATCGTAAGCCTCTCTAAGATGAAATCTTAGCTACTCGGACATGAGGCATATCTCCTATGCCACGCAACATTTCAGCTACGCTGTCCACTGGTTTGGCGGTATCGAGGGAGACTCGAAGGACCGCTACGCCCCAGTTCCGACATCCTTTCAGCTTCGCTGTAACATCACATCGCCGTTAACATGATGCACCCCAAGATCCGTGGGGAGGTGGCCTACACCTATCGGGCTACTGGAGATGGAGAAGCTCCGCCGCTCAGTTGCCATTACACTAAGCTCATATCGTTTAAACTTTGTCAACTATTTTTTATTCCAATAAGTTTTTATACTACGTATAAGTTTTGCATTGAATCGCGCTATGCCTCATATACATACATCGGTGAAAGAACGCTTGTTTGCTCGGTACGTAGCCGAAGGCCACACACAGAGTGATGCGGTACGTATGGCGGGATACACAGGTCACCCAGCAAAGCTGGGGAGTAAGTTGGTTAAAAGAGAGGACGTTATGGAGCTAATAGATCGTAGATCTAAGGAATTGGAGGAAGAAAGAGCGCTTTCTCTCTCCGATCACCTCGAATCGCTGGCTTCCCTTCGGGATGAGGCTAAATCTGCTGGGCAATACAGCGCAGCTATCCAAGCAGAGCACCACAGAGGCAAAGCCTCCCGTCTTTATGTGGAGCAACAGCACGTAGTGGAGCAGCAAGTAGACTCACCTACGGTGATATTGGATCGTTTAAACGGTTTGCTATCCCATGATGCGCAGGACTAGCGTGCATTATGCCTAGGAGTCCCACGGGCGATGCGTTTACACGTTGTGCAGCACCCCGGACCACCCGCATTATGCGCAGGAGTCCCACGTATACCTATATATACAAATTCTGACAGTCGAACACTCTCACTTTACAAACCCCCACCCCTGTAAACCACAGTTTATTTTCTGGTTTACACCCCACAAAAATTATATATAAATTAAAAACCATTTCTGTTAACTAAATGTTAGTTGACAGTTTGGATGTAAGACGTACCTGAGTTATAATGGTTGACAGCCAAAGGATTCTCGTCCTTTCGGAGTAAGCGTGGCTCACTTATGGCTACAACGAGCTTCTTATTGAGGAGTGGTCGGGGAGCTAGGGAACCCCCCGACCAGTATCGGGTGGTGTTATACCCGATGGGGGGACTGCCTTCCATTAGCAAGGCGATAACTATACTATAGGGCGGTATATGGATACGCAAGAACAGTTTAAACAGCTTAAGTCTAACCTGACTCCTGAGAAACTATTGTCTCTTGATCCGACAACTCGTAAGCAAGTAGTGAAGTTGATGGGTGATTTAGAGGTATCGGTTAATAGAGAGAAGAGTCAGGACTCGTTCTTGGACTTCTGTGCTTCTGTATGGCCCGCTTTTATAGAAGGGCATCATCATGTCAAGATGGCTAAAGCATTCGAGAGAGTCGCTTCTGGTGAGCTTAAGAGGCTAATTATTAATATGCCTCCTCGTATGGGTAAGAGTCAGTTGACTTCTTGGTTGTTGCCAGCGTGGATCATGGGGAGATCTCCAGATAAGAAAATCATTATGGCATCCCACACCGCCGAGCTTGCTGTTAGGTTTGGTCGTATGGTTCGTAACCTGATCAACAGTGAGGAGTATGATAATGTATTCCCCAGCGTATCACTTACCTCAGACTCTAAAGCGGCTGGTCGATTCGATGTATCAGGGGGAGGAGAGTATTTCTCCGTGGGTGTAGGTGGCGCAGTCACAGGTCGTGGTGCGGATCTACTCGTCATTGACGATCCCCATTCTGAACAACAAGGTCAGCAAGCTGATCCTAAAGTCTTTGATAGTACCTACGAGTGGTTTAGTTCTGGCCCTCGCCAGCGTTTACAACCCGGAGGTGCAATCATAATCGTTATGACTCGTTGGAGTCAGAAAGATCTTTGCGGTCAGATACTACGTGATTCTATCACAAGAGAGGGTATGGATGAATGGGAAGTTATTGAATTACCGGCAATACTTCCTTCAGGTAGATCACTATGGCCCGACTACTGGCCGGTTGAAGAATTAGAAAAGCTTAAAGCTGAATTGCCTATAGCGAAGTGGGAAGCGCAGTATCAACAGCAACCTACCTCAGAAGAGTCGGCAATCATTAAAAGGGATTGGTGGCAGATGTGGGAGCAATCAGCTCCTCCCTATGTCCACTTTATTATCCAGTCTTGGGATACGGCCTTTATGAAACACGAACGAGCTGACTACTCGGCTTGTACAACGTGGGGCGTGTTCTATGCCGATAACGATGATGGACAATCTGCTCCCAACATTATCCTGCTTGATGCCTTACAGGAGAGACTAGAGTTCCCTGAGTTAAAGAAGCGTGCCTTTGATATGTATAAGGAATGGCAACCCGATGCGTTTATCGTGGAAGCCAAGGCCGCAGGTGCGCCATTAATTTTCGAGCTTCGCTCGATGGGAATACCAGTAACGGAATACACACCTTCCCGTGGCAATGATAAAATATCACGAGTTAACGCTATCGCTGACTTCTTCGCATCAGGAGTTGTATGGGCACCCAAGAAGAGATGGGCAGAAGAAGTGGTTGAGCAGTTTGCTTCCTTTCCTGTGGGCGACCATGATGACTTAGTTGACTCATCGACACAGGCGTTGCTTAGATTTAGGCAGGGTGGATTCATTGCACTTGACCACGATGAGGCGCAAGTAGACGATGTTAGAAGGATTGCTAACTATTACTAAGGCGTTTAAACTCTGTAAAACACGAGGTTATTTATGGCCGTAGATAAATCGCTTGATCCGCTACAGGTTGCGGATATTCAAAATCGTTTACAGGAAGCGCCAGAGCTTGTTGTTGAAATTGAAAACCCCGATTCGGTTTCAGTGGAGACTGACGATGGTGGGGTCATTATTGATTTCGATCCTAGCGCAGAAGATCTACCAGTAGAGTTTGACTCTAACCTAGCAGAGTATATTGATGAGGTTGAGCTTGGCGCTATTGGCTCTGAGCTAATCTCTGCTTATGAGGATGACAAGGCTTCCCGAAGAGAATGGGAAGAAACCTATATGG